CAGTCGGTCAGACAATCACACTGACAGGACTCGGTCACGGTCTCAACGGCACGCACATTGTTATTGCTGTACCGGTCAACTTGTTTGCTGGCGTTAACGAAGCAGGCGACCTGCTTTACAACGAAAACGAAATCATTGTCAACCAGTTGATGTTTCAAGATGTTGGCGACGATCTAGAACGATCCGCTGCCGATCCGTTTGGAACTTTGACATGGACTTTGACGTGCACATGGACCACGGTCGCAGCAGTGCAAGAGTTTCTCGGGATCTCGTCGGCCACGGCAAATGACACCGCGTTCCTCACTACTTGTGTAGCAGCTGCGAACTCATGGTGTTTTCGTCGCAGGGTCTCCGCTGGATACCACGATAATTTGACCAGTGCACCAGATGCGGCCGTACTGCTCGGTACGACTTTATATGCTGCTGGTTGTTACAGGGAACGCGGGACCACTGGAGACAGTTATGCGTCGTTTGGTGACATGAGCGGACCACCGTTAATGACCTTGGGTCGAGTCAACCAGTTGCTTGGCGTTAAGAGATCGCAGTGCGCTTAACATGGCTGGCATTTTCACAGACGCGATCAACACGGTCTCCGCATCGCTCACGGCCCTTGGGCTCAAGCCTGTTACCGATCCACGCAACGCACGACCGCTCAGCGTCTTTATTGAGTTGCCGTCGTTTGAATCGTACGGTGCAAACCCAACATCCAAAGTCAGTGACGTCACAATCACTATTCGAATCCTTGGATCGCCACCCGGCAACCAAGACTCCAGCGACTACATACTCGGCGTCGCCGATCAAATTCTCGGGTCAGACATTGCAGTCATCTCGGGACAACCATCCATCGCAACGATCGGGTCGCAAGACCTCCCCTGTTACGACCTCACTATCAAACTTACAGCGACCCGCTAACTAACAAAGGAAAAACATCATGGCAATCGTTTACCAAGGCAGTGGACAAATCACCATTGGCGCAAACAACATTTCACTCAACTGTTCATCTATCACCCTCGAAGCAGGTTTCGACTCGCTGGAAGCGACCGTGATGGGAGCCACTGGACACAAGTTTGTCGCTGGCCTCCAAACGGTCAGCGTTTCGGCAACTGTGCTGCTTGAGTACGGCGCGACTTCAGTGGAAAAGTATTTGTCAGATGTTGTTGGCGACGGTGACACCACCGTCATTGTGGCACCTGACAGCGGTGTCGCTGCACCCGGCAATCCGATCTATACGATCACCAACATGATGATCTCGTCGTTTATGCCGATCTCAAGCACCGTCGGCTCCCTTGACACCATGACCGTTACGGGCACTGGTGGCACTTGGGTACGCGCCGTAGCCTGATCTAACCAACACAAACAAAGGACCCCGACATGATTGGTATGACGTTACGAGTGGAAATGCTCGACGGAGAAACACACGAAGCACCGATCACTTACGGTGTGGCGTGTCGCTGGGAGGACCACCATCCTCAACTCTCCGTCGGGCAGTTTCTAGAAAACATGAAATTCAAGGCGTTGGCTTGGTTGGCATGGGACGCGGTCCGCTCAAGTGGCGTAATCGTGGAACTGTTCCCCAAGTGGGTTGAAAAAGTAGGGGACATCACGTTCGTCCCAAAAGAGAAACCAAAGCAGGACGCGCAGTCAACCTCATAGCGCAGCTGGCAATTAGGACAGGCATCAGTCCATTGGATTTGATGGAATGTCCAGCGTCGGTTGTGGATGAGATGGTTCGCTTGCTTGTTGAGGAAAACGAGAAAGCGAAACACAAGCGATGACAATTCAGGTGAAAGGTGTGGCCTCAACTTTGCGTGATCTCGGCAAAATCAACCCTTCACTTAAACGCGAATTGAACAAAGACATCCGCAACATTTTGAAGCCGATGTTGTCTGAGATCAACCAGTCAATTCCTTCGTCGCCTCCGCTATCTGGAATGGCTCACAACGGGCGCACAGGGTGGGGTAACCGTAAGAACGCAGTCATTAAAATTGACACCCGCAAACCGCGCCGTGGGCTCAATGGGCCGTCCACTAAAACCGCTGTCAATATCGTCCGCATTGTTACTAAGGGCGCATCTGTCGCCATTGTGGATATGGCTGGCAAGGCTGGCGGCACTACTTCTAGGCGTGAACCAAAATATCAGCGCCCAACTTTTGCCCGTTCGCTACCGGGTGACCCGTCACGGTTTATGTGGAAGAACGCCGAAAAGACGATTGCTAGTGTTGAGCGTGAAATGAATGACACAATTAAAGCGGTCGTGTTTCGAGCCAATCAAGAACTGATGAAGGTGAAAATCTAATGGCAATCAACATTCCCATCATCACAAGCCTTGAGGACAAAGGCATTAGAGCCGCTCAAGCCGCTTTCACCAATTTTAAAACTTCTGTCGCTGGCGCTGAAGGTGGCATGAACAAATTTAAGGCTGGATCAACCGCGGCTCTTGATGCGGTCAAAGCCAACGCAGGAAACTTTGCAATTGCGGCTGGCGCGGCCCTAGTCGGGTTTGCTGCTCAAGGTATTAAAGCGTTCCAAGAGTTGGCGTTAGGAGCCGAAAAGTTCTCTACCGCTACAGGGTTAGCCATTGAAGATGCCTCTCGATATATGGAAGTTGCAGGCGACATCGGAATACCGATTGACGCCGTTTCGACTGCTATCGGTCGCCTCAACAAAACAATTGGTGCAGACCCGGACAAAGTGCGTGATCTTGGCGTAGACCTCGTCTATCTCAAAGACGGATCGTTAGACGTCAACGCAACATTCCTCAACACCATTGAACGAATCAAAGGTATTAAAGATCCAGCCGAAAAAGCAAAGGTTGCAGCACAACTACTTGGCAAGGGCTGGCAGTCAATGTCAACTCTTATTGAGATGGGCGCCGACGATCTTGCTGAGTCGCTAGGCAATGTTTCAGGAGCCAAAGTTATTGACCCTAAAGAATTGAAACGTGCCAAAGATTTTCGTGACACCATGGACGATTTTGGGGACACAGCACAAGATCTTTCAATCGCTTTAGGTCAATTTTTGATCCCAATTCTAACTGACATCATAAAACTTGTAGACACAATGACATCAGGAATTGGTGACACTTGGAACTATCTACAAAGGAAATGGAATCAAACCTATTTCTCTACTGTTTGGGATGAAATTGGCAACACAGCCGGAATGGTTGTTGATGACATCAAAGAAGGTTTTAGTGACATTTGGGGAATGTTCTCCGACAAAAAAGAAGTCATCCCAGTGTTTGCAGAGGACATGGAAGCGGCACGAGAGGAAGCAAAGGACTTTAGAGATGTAATAAAGCAAGCCCGTTTGGACGCCATCCTCCCGTTTAACAATGCCGTAGACGGTATGAGCACTGCGTTAATGAATGCCGACAACGCTTGGAAAGTTTTGACTGACTCGCTTGACCAAGAAGTTGCACTTGACAACGCCAAAGTCAAACTTGTAGAACTTGAAGCCGCCGCCAAACTTGCTTTTGGTTCAGGTGCCCAAGCAGACATTGACGCTTATGAACAGCAAGCCGCCGACTTCGCTGGAGTGTTGTCGGCGATCGCTGGTGGTATGGACAACATTTCGTCCAAAGAAATTTTGATCCGTTTCAAAACTCAGGGTCCAGCAGCTGCTATTGAGTTGGCTCAATGGATCGCCCGAGGTGCCGAATATGGCGGTCTCAGCGCAGTAGACGCGCTAAACCTTGCAGGCATTTCAACTAATCCTGTAAAACCTCAAGCCCTCGGCGGTCCAGTTATGGGCGGTACTTCCTATCTTGTTGGTGAGCAGGGCCCAGAGTTATTCACACCGTCATCGGCGGGCAACATCACACCGAACCACGCTTTGGGTGGCGGTGGCACCATCAACATCACGGTCACATCAGCCGACCCGAATGAGGTGGTTCGAGCGTTGCAGTCCTATAACCGCAACGTTGGCAAAATACCTGTGAGCGTCCAATGACCGCTGAAGCATGGCAATTCAAACGCGGTTCGCCAAGTGTCTCTTTTACTTCCAGTGTTTTATCGTTCAACGGTTTCCAAGGCCGCCGAAACTTTTATGACAACTACGCTGGCGGATCTTTTCAAATCACCATAAAGAACCAAGCGAACGAAATAGCCAACTTTCCACGCGGAACTTTTGTTGAAGTGTTGTTTGCTAACGGCTACAGACTTTTAACTGGCGAAGTCATAGGCGTCACCTATAACGATTATCCCGGCAACACGGGGCAATCCACTGCAACAATCACTTGCCAAGACGCAGTTGTTCAAGCAGGCAAATACCTGTTGCAGAACTATGCGGGATACACCGAAACCACGACAGGTATCCAGTCAGAAGCCACGAACTCACTGCCTGATGCACCGGGTGTGATTACCGTTGGCACATATCAATCAACGGCTGCAGGTTCGGCTTCATATAACGGATCAATGCTGAACCGTCTTAATTTGCTGAACAACACGGAACGCGGACAAATCATCGCATACAACACGGGCATGTTTTTTATATCTCGCGCTAACGCTTCAGCAACAACTACTTCTGTTGCTTTTGATCCGACAGTCTCATCAGCCACCTCAATTTCGTACACGGACATTCGAAGGATCAACGCTTTTGATTCTTTCATGAACTCAGTGTCTCTTAACTCAACAACTACTGCTGGCGTGGCAATAGCCGAATTTGGTAACAATACTTCCAGCCAAACCGCTTACGGTCTTTCGGGCTATCAGATCACTACTGTGGATAGTTCAAGCACTCAGGGCCGTAATTTGGCTTCATGGCTTGCTTATGTTCAAAGCGATCCAAACGTGCTTAGTTTTGAAATTGATTTCAGTGACGCCGCCTCAAACAAAACTGCGATTAGAGACTTTGTTTATTTGTCTACTGGAGCATTTACTTTTCCGACGCGCGGTTTCCCAATGAAATATCGCGTACCCGGTGCAGGTTCTGACACCTCAACCTATGTGACCTTGGAAGGTTTCTCGGTTTCGGGTACACCAGCAGAAACCCGTTATAAGGTGTACTTATCGCCGCATGTTTTTTATGAAATGTTTATACTTGACGATGATGTCAACGGTGTACTTGATCGAAGCCGACTAGGTTTCTAAGGAGAAAAAATGCCTAATCCAAACGTAGATTTTACGACTGGTCAGACGCTCCTAGCGTCCCAACAAAACCGTTTCCCTCGTGGGGTCATGGCATATAACACTGTCGTTGTCACCGATACAACAGTCACGGCCGAAGAAGTAATGATTACTGGATCGTCGTTTACCGCTGTCGCAAACCGTTATTACCGCATCACATATCAAGAACCAAGTTTGGCAAGCGCAGGCGCAAACGCAGTCTTTACCTTGAGGATTCGACTCACAAACCTTGCAGGTGCTGTCCAAAACGAGGTTAGAGAATTAAACCAGTCTGCGAGTACCGCAATCCCGACTAGCGGAATGTGTCAAGCGGTAGTTACTTTGACTGCTGGTACCCAAAACTTTGTTGCAACCCTGCAATGCAGTTCTGGTACAGGTCAAGCGCAAAGGTCGGGAACAATCATCGGGTTTCTTTTAGTGGAAGATATTGGGCCAGCCTGATGAAAAGCCTGATTGTCGCCGCCGCCGTTGCCATTGCACTCATGCTGGTAATCACCAGCTGCAGTGACAGAACCCGAGAAACCTGCGAAACTAAACCAACAGCCACAAGGTGCAACCCATGAAACGACTAAGCAACTCCGAAATCAAAGCCCGACTAATCCTTATTGTCGGTATCGCGTTAGCGGTCGCGTTCCTAGGCTCAACCGCCGCACTTCTGTACGGCCTGCTGTTTGTGGTGCAACCATTAGATGTCTCACCCAATGACGAATCAGCGTGGTCGCTACTTAGCCCAATGATGTTGTTTCTCACTGGCGCACTATCAGGAATCCTCGCCTCAAACGGCCTCAAAGATAAGGACCAAAAAGATGACCAGTAGACCGTACACGGGCAACAGCGACGGCAACCATCCGACAGAACGACCCGGCACGAAACGGTTCGTCGAATACATGGAATTCTTGTGCAACATGAAATCCATAGGTATTTACGCCAACCGACCTATGCGCGGATCATCCAACCTAAGCGTTCACGCAACATGGCGCGCCGTAGACCTCAAAGGCAAAGGCACGCCCAAACAGAACGCAGACTCACGCAAAGCCATGGTTGAGTTCCTGTTCACTCACCGCGACATTTTAGGTATTGAGGAAATTCACTGCTATGACGGCGTAGGTTGCCCGATCCCCAATCTGACCAAGTTTGGCGGCGGTTTCCGATGCGACCGTGACAGTTGGAAAGCATGGACCCCACAAAAGAACGCTGGCACACCCGGTGGGGACTGGACTCACGTCGAATTAGCACCACATATGGCTGACTCTGCGACCGCTATAGAAAAGGCTTTCGCCAAAATCTTTGCGTAGTGCCTTGACAATCGGCTTGGGAGTCGGTCAAATGACTGGCAACCAAGTGCGTCCCCC